GATGTCAATCACCTGCGGGCTGGTCGCTTTGTCTACGGCAAAGAAGTTTGAAACTTGTTTTACTGGCGGCATTTCATTTTGCTCCGTGAGTTCTTGCTGTTTTTGTTCTAAAAGTTGTTGGCGAATCGTCGAATCCTGCGGAACGCCTTCGAGATCGAATTCGACAGGGAAGCGCCTACGGCTTTTGCGTGTCGATTCATTGAGAGGCATTTTGAAGTTGGGTAGGGCGAACCAGGTTCGATCCGCCCTAACCGCCGCTCAAATCAGCGGCAACGTTGTGCTAGTTGTAGCTCGGAAAATACGTCTTCGTGGTTCCGTCAAACGTCCAGCACTGCACCCGTCCAGCAACGGCGGTTGTGGCTTTGCCAATGTTGTTCGTTGCAGTGGTGGTATAGGCCGCATCCGGAATCACGCAGAATGGCGCTCCGTAAGGCTGGGTCGCCGATCCGCCGCCATCGCCCAGGCCTGCGGTTGTGCTTGAGCCCCAAGCGGTAATCGCGTTCGTGCCTGTGATGTGAAACAGCGGGCCGCTCGGATTGGTTGCCCCAGCCACCGAAGCGACGGCCGTACTCACGCCCGCAGGACGCGAAGTGTTGAAAAATCCCGGCACCCAAGAACTAGAAATCGATGAACAAATGAACTGATTCGAAGTGAAGATGTTCACCGTGGGATACCAGGCTGATGCTGAATCGCAAGACCCCGAAAGATCGGTGTTCACGAACGGGCCATTTCCGGCAGGGCCAACCAAAACGACCGATCCCGAAAGATGGGCGTTGGTTTGCGTCCCGTTGTAGCCGCGTGTGATGCCGATGGTTGTCCCGCTCACCGAATTGACGAATACGGCCTCACTGTTGCCGCCGTTGCCATCCTGAATGAACAGAATGGTCGTATTGGCAGAGATGCCGGTCGCCGAAGCCACGCGCAGCGAATTCGCCGAGGATGTCAGCGCAGCCGCCAAGCTGGTTGTCGTGGTGATCAGGTTCGAATTTGTGGTCTGGGCCAATGCAGGCGTCAATGCGACTGCCAGAGCCAGGACTAAAGAGAGAATTGAAATTAGTTTTTTCATGATTGTTTTCCTTGGCAGAAATTTGTCAATAAACCGGCAAAGTTTTGCTAGAAGGAATCTCCTTTCCTAAGCTCCCAGCAGCCCAACGGCTGCGTTGTCTTGATACAGGTTCCCGAAGCCGACTACCGTATCGAAACGGTTAATCTGCATCGAGTAGACCGAGTTCCAGTCCTTTACGAAGCGAACGGGAATTCCGGTGCGACGGTCTTCCGCCTGCGAGCGGGCTTCGACTGCTTTCGGCAGATAGAAGCGCATGCCGACGATGGCGAAGGCATACTTGGTGAGCGCGAGTCCCACGGTTCCGGTTGCGCCGTTCGGAGCTGGAGTTCCCGGCCAGAGCGTCAAAGCCGCGCCAGAGGCAGGCAGGGCATCAACGTTCTGATATTGCGAAGGATCGGCACCGTTCGGGCCGTAGATCGCGGGCAGGAATTGGATTGTGTCCGCGCCGCCACCTACTGCCGTCAAGTCCTGGGTGATGGTGAAGGTCTTCGCAACCAGCGGTCCTGGTGAGCGCCGGGTCCGCGGGTTGATGCGGTTCACGTTCAGAATGGAGAACTTGTCTCCCTGTTTGAACGTGTCGCCGGCCGTCGCGGTAATCAAAAGAGAAGTCCCGCTCTGTCCCGCGCCATTCACTGTGACCGCGCCCGCCCATGTTCCGGCGGTGTGCGAATACAGCGATTGCTCTTCAAATACGCGGAAGCCTTTCAGCTTGCCGAGCGAACCTTCCTTGAAGGCCTCGTCGATCTCATCCGCCGGGTGAAACAGCGAAGTCACCGGGGTGTTGATCGAGTTGGTTTGCATGGAAGAAGAAATCAGCGCCATGCGGTTGCGGTCGGGCGGGCAGGCCAGTTCGAGCAACTTCCGGCGGGCATCGTCCATGAAGACAACGCTGGTGGGATCTGTCCCTAACGCGCCGGTGATCTGCGAGACGTTGTTCTTTCCGAACTGCGCGGCGAGGGAATCAATTTCCTGCGAAAGCTGGACGCCGGCCGGCTCCAGGTATTCGTTTTTGATTTCTTCGTCCGAGCGCTCGGCTTTCACCGCCGCTTCGTAATCGTCCCACTGGAAATCGATACCAAAGGGCTGATCTAAAGAAATCGTGGTCGAAATGCGGTTGATGCCTTGCGGGTTGTATCCGAGGCCGTGACGGATGGTGAACTGTTGTGGGAATTTGACCTGGATCGTAGTGCCTACGGCGAAGGTCTTCTCGTAGTCTTTTTCCCAATCGGAGTTGAATACAGAGGCAACCTTGTTCGAGTTCATCAGGTTGCGCAACACTTCCATCGAGATCCAGGAAGTATTAAGGAACTGATTGAACTTGACGATTGCCTGTAGCCAGGATGTTAGAAACATCTCCAGCCAGAAGCTGAAAATTCTCATGAGTTATCCCTTTTTGCGGGAAGCTCTTACTGCCGCCAAGCGCGGATCTGTTGCGTTCGCGTCGTTGATGTAGGTGGAAGAGTCCCCGTCTTCTATGGCCTGGTCGCGTGCCGATTTGGTAACGGCGTTTTTGCCGTCTACCTGGTTCGGCGGACGTCCGGCCTGGGTGATTTTTTTTGCAGGAGCGGGCTTCGATACTTCGGCTTCGATCGCCATCAGCTTGCGAAACTGCTGCTGGGGCGTCATCTTGTTCACGTATTTCCCGGATTTCGGGTCGTGCTCGCCGTAGAAGCCTTCGAGGATCTCGGGATGCTGCCCTAAGTGGTAAAGCACGTCGGCGGCGTGGTCGGAATCAATCAGAAACGCATCCGTCACCGAGCCTTTGGGAATGACGAGGTCGTTATTGAGGGCGACTTCGTCAAAATCCTTGTACTTGGTGCGGGCGGTCTCGAATTTCTTCGCCAGAGCTTTGCCGATCTCTGCTTCTGCCGCCTGTAAGCTGCGTTGCCGCTCGCTCGTTGACGTTTGTTCCTGAAATTCGCGGATGGCCTCTTTCCGGTTCCACTCGTCGCGGGCATTTTCATAGTCCGCGTATGTGGCGTACTTCGGCTTTCCGGTTTTCTCGTCAACGTCTTCGAGCTTTGGTTTCGGCGTCTTTCCATCAGTCGCAGATTGCGAAGTCTGCTGAGTGTCTCGCGTAGGCTGAACAGATTGACGGCCTTCTTCGCGGCCTTCATAGCGAGCAAGTTTTTCGCGCAGTTCGCGATTTTCCTTGCTCAGTTTGCGTTCGCGGCTTTCCCGAGTGTGTGGGCCTTTGGTTGTGGCTGGCCCTTTTCCGTCTTTCTCCTGCGTGGATGCGGCTGCCGAGGCCGCTGCGGTTTCGGCGTTTTCGTCTTTCTCGTCTTTGTTGGCGGCTGCCGAGGCTGCCTCAGTGTCGGCGTTTTTTTCCTGCTCGGTTTCTTCTTCTTCGTTTTCTTCGGTTGCGGCGGCAGACTTTTCGCCCTTTTCGTCTTTCTCGTCGTCATCTTTCTCGGACAGCTTGCCCGTTTTCCGGTATTCCAGATCTTCGGGGAGAAAACCTGATTCGAGATCGTCGGATGCAACCGCAGAGGCGACTGCCGAGGCCGCCGGAGTATCGGCATTTACTTTGTTCATAGTTCCTTTGTTGGTGAGTTGCCAGATGTGACGTGAGACTGGCGGCGCGATGTGGTGCTAAAGTCGGGTGATGTGGTTTCGCAAATCTAAGCCTGCGCCTGATCTAAACGCTGCCGTTGAAAAGTTCAGTAAAGACATTAGTGATTTACGCGATCAACTCTTGTTGATCAATCAGCATGCAGCAGCCGTCGAGGGGTATCTAGTCAAATCACAAGAAGCCTTACTAGACATGACCGAAAAAGCTGAAAAAGCAACAGAACGTGTTTTCATTTCTAACAATGCGGAAACCAGCCGATACATTGAATTGAAGAAGCGCCTCGATAAGTACGACACCACTTTCCAGCAATTAGGCATTCTCATTGCCCAGCAGAAGGTTGCTCCTGTGCCGCCGACTGCGCCGCCAACGCCTGAGAGTTAGCCGCTGTTTTATCCGCCAGCTCGTGCTCATGCGCCTGCTGATCCTGTTGCATAGCATGTTCGTGCGCGGCTTTGTGGTTTTCTTCCCAGAAGACGCGATACATTTCATTGCGCTGCTGTTCATCCTGCGACTTGGCGGTAATTTCCGCCTTCAATACTTCGATATCGTTTTTCAATTGCGCGCGCAGGTTTTCGTTGTCCTGTTTCATCTGCTCGATGTGGACTTTGGTCTGCTGTTCGAGCACTCTTCCGGCACGGTCCGCGTGAAGCGCAATCAATTCCTGTTGTGCTGCTTGTAATTGAGACTGCAACTGCATCATGACCGCCTGCGCCTGTGGCGGGAGGGAATTGGGATCGGGCGGATCGAAGAAATCGGCGATCTGTTGGCCGATTGGGCCAAGCGTGGGCCGCATACGAATGCCGAGCGCCAAAACTTTTGCTTGTGGCGTACCTGGTTGCGGCAGATTGGCGAGATTCTGAATCAGTTGATCGACGAAATCGGCTTGTTCTTCGCGCTCGGACTGATGCGACGGCCCAGCGGATATGGTGACATCGAAATCGCCCTTTCCGGTGTGGTAGTGCTCTTGTGGAAGTCCCTGCACTTCATACGCGCCGCTATCGTTCACTGGATGTGAGGTGTTTCCCACGAGATGAAGCGTTGTGCGCTTCCCATCGGGCTGCGTGATCGGCATTTCCCGCTGGGTGTCGAGGATGGGGGTAATCAGTTCGTTGATCTGCCATCCCATGTTGTGCAGGTAGCCGTTTTCGTAGCGGTCAACGAAGTGAAAACTGCCGAGCGACTCAATGTCATCAATGCGCTCGATCGCTACGCCGGACTTCTGGCTGCGGCGCTGTGCTTCTTGCGGGATGGTCGAGTTGCCGAGTGTCGAAAGGATGGAACGCTCGGCAGAATCTTTAGCGACTTCGTACTGTTGAAAGTTAGCTTGGTAACGCGGGCGTTCCGGCGGCGGCAATACATTTTGTCCGGTCGGATCTGTGATCGCATCGTACTGCACAAAACCATGAGGAATTTTGGTGATCTCTTCCCAGACTTCTTTGTCCGACTCAAATTGTCCCTTCGCACCAACGAAAGGCGCTTTCGGCGACATTCCCGCTTCTTCGGCTTCCTGCGACGCGAGAAAGTCATAAAGCATCTGCGGATCTCGCGCGAAGCGCACCATCGAAAGCAGTTGCCGCTTGGCTGTGCCGCCTTCGGTTGTCCAACGCTCAGGGCCGAGAGAAGAGATGATGGGGATGCGTGAGCCCATCCAAGGTACCTCGTCGAAAGTCTCTACGCCGTTTGTCATGTACTGAACGACTCGCGGCGTCATGACTTCGCGCTCGCGCAGAACTTCAATTCCACTGCGGATTTTCTTGAAACGTCCGCCTTTGTCGCGGTTTTCGAGTTCGTCTTCCCATGCAATTCGCGGAGTGTCGTCATCTGCGGTGCGAATCAATAAAAGTGTGCGCAGGTCTTGGTGGATTTTCCAAAACTCGGCAATTTGCAGATAGTTGTCTTTGACCCAATCGCTCACTCCGGTTTCGGACATGAATTCGCCCTGAAAGTCGGTGATCTTGGCTTTCGGGTATTTCTTTTTGAATGCTTTTTTTTTGATCGTGTCTACGAGAAAAGCCTCGTCAATGTCGCAGGCATTCTGCTCTTTGTAGTAGGGAGTGATCAGAACACAATCCGGGTTTTGCACGAGCTTGATCAAAATCTGCTGATTAAAACTTTCATCATCTTCGTACTCGGTCCGGATGACCGAAAATCCATAACTGCGCTGGGCGGTCGATTCGGCGCAGGGAATATACACACCTGTAGGCGCATTCGAGCGGTCTTCGATGCCCATGATCACGCTCGATCGGAGTTTTGCGTCCTGGTCGTTTGCTCCATCGCCTTTCGGAGTTGCTTTGATCGCCCGCTTGTTTTTCCGCAGATTCCCCGCGTACTTATCGAGCGCGGGGTTGATTTTGTCGAGGTGAATGCAGGGCCGTCCCGCGTCTTCGCGTGCCGATCGATCTTCTTGTGTCCACGGCCCTTCGACCGAGATGCAGCGCATATCTTCCGCCGCCTGGTTGCGTACGTCCTGCCAGGCGTTACGAAAGTCGGTGAAGGTATCGCGGATTTCTTTGGGTGTGGGAGTGGACATTAGAAGTGGGCCAGGGAGAAAGACCGTCCGCGTGGGCTCTCTGCTTTCTCCCTTTCGGCTGTGAGTATGTCGTTTACTGAATAATGAGTTTCTTCACCGCGCACTCGGGACACTTCGCCGCATCCCCAATGACCCAGCCGCGCAATCTCGCCGCTGTGTAGGCGTCCTGCTCATCCCATGCGCGCTGCAATCCCTCTTTGCCGCAGTTAAAACACCGTAACGTCATGGTGAGCCGTCCCGGAACATGCTCCGGGCAGTAGGTTTTCATCACGCCATTGCGTTCGGCCCAGCGCCAGCCTTCTCTGTGAGCCGCTTCGTAGGCTTGCTTGCGTTTCGGAGCAGGGAAGTATCCGGCCTTGGTGCAACGAGTGCAAACCAGTTCCAACTGGCCTTTGGCCTTTTCGTGTTCCATCTGCTGAATGGCTTCCTGTGCCAGCATTTCGAGATTGATGTCCTGGACTTTGAAGGGCTGTGAGTAGACGGAGTTGTCGTTATTAACGTTCCACTGCTCTTGCTCGGCGATGCGCTTCATCTCCGCTTCGTAGACATCGAGAGGCTTCGCCGCGAAAGTCAGATGCGGACGCATGGCGTTGTAGGCGATCTTGCGCGGCTCAGGTGGGATCGAGAACAACACTTTGCGGAAGTGATCATGGTCTTCGATGACGAAGGCCATGTGTGCTACCAGGTTCGGATCGTCTAGACCGCCGAAACCGATTTTCCGCAATTGATGGTGAATCAGGCGGCGGTCTTCAAATGAGGTAAATTGCGCCATAGTCTATTCGTCGTCGTCGATTTCGTCGGCGTTTGCGTTGGCCGCGGCCTTCGCTGCCGTCCCGCCCAGCGCTTTATTCACGTGCGCAACCATCCCTTTGTGATCGTCGGCTGCAAATGGATAGCGTTCGGTTGTGTCTTCGTAGAAGGCGTGGGACTTCGTTGTGGGCTTCGGAATCAGGTGATGGTGGACAGTATGCCCGGTGACTTTGCCGCCCTTGCCGCGATGCACTTCGATGCGAATTTCCCGGATGTTGTGACCAGTTTTCATGTCAGCCTCGTGTTTGCGTTCCATTTCCCGGCCTTTGGCCGTGATCTTGTTTCCCCGCATGACACCCATCTTGTTCATCACCTTGTAGGGGATGGCGGATTTTTCGCCGTACTCGCGCTTGAGTTTCTCCTCGAGGAACTTCGGCATGTCAATACTCGAAATGTTCGACTGGGCCGCGCAACCGCCAGCCCTGCGTTTTATTGCGCTTCATGACGGAAAACTCCAGTCCGCCGTGGAGAGGATTAGTCAGTTTGTAACGACGAGTCGGCCAGTGACCTCGAGCTTTCCAAAACAGGGCCAAACAAAAGAGATTCTTCTCGCACTCGCTAATGTCATAGCCGCCAAAGCGCAAGTAAAAGCCGTACCCGCAGAAATGAAACTGGAGAATCACTTCTTCTCTCCCATTCCCTTCGTGCAATCCCCGCAGAACGCCATCACCGTGCGCTCATTGACGGTCATGGTCTTGCCGCATTTACCACAGGGAATTTCTTTGGTGAGTCGCGCGGCCGGGAAGGCCAGCGCTTCGGCATTTACTGCGCGAGATAACATCGGGATCATTCGTCTTCGTCTTTCCGCCCCACTCGCTTCACGTACTCGCAGCAGCCTTCGGGATCGACTTTCACACGACCATTCTCCAAGCGTGGTTGTTTGGATTTCGCCTTCATCGTCGGCTGTCCACAACTCGATGTCGGTGAAGCGAAGTAAGCACAATTTGCGCACTCAAATTCGCCGAGATTGTTTGGAGGTTCGTAGCCAGTCCCAGACTCGCCTTGAATCTGGGACTGGACTACGCCAAGACGCTGTGCGAGAGCGTTCACGAATTAGTCGAGGCCGCTACCGTCCACTACTCCAACCGTGTCAAAGTTGCCGGAGAAAGTGAAGCCGGTTCCGACCATCTTGATTTTGGTGGTTGTGATCGTGTCCGAAGCAAACACATTCTCTTCGATCGCTCCGGTTTGATCCGAGGCCGCCCCGCCGTTGGTGGTTGTCAAATCGATGTAGGTGGCCTTGTTCTTGTCTTCGAAGCTGTTCTGCACAATCACAGTCGTGTGGACGGAGTAGACGCCGCCGCCGGCATCGGCGGNNAGAAGCGGTTGCGGGCGATGACGTTGTCGCTTGATCCGACACCCACCGCCGGAGCTGCGCCGGTGTCGAAGATGATTCCCACCGGGTTGTTGCCGGCGTAGCGAAAAACATTGTCGAGCACGAAACCTTCGCTCGCTGTGAGTGAGTCGTCGGTGTCGCTTGGCAGCAATCGCAGTCCGCATTTCGCGGCAGTGTCCGGAACGTCGAACACGCAAGACTGAATGAGGAAGCCGTTGCCTTTTTGCACCATGCAATCGGCGGCCGTGCCGGCACAGCGCACGCGCATCACAGTCACGCCTTGCCCGGTGACGGTGAGAGGCACGCCGGCGGCGGGGACAATGTCAGGCCACTCATAGCGGCCAGTGATCGCGCCGGCCAGCGTCACGCCGTTCTTTGAGATGGTGACGTTTTCTGCGTAGCTACCGGGCAAGACGAAAACTGTGTCGCCGCGATCGGAGACGCAAAGAGCAAGAGCTTGCGCGATGGTTTTGACCGGCCCTTGGCTTCCGCCGAGGTTCGTGGCCGAAAGTCCATCGTTGCCGGCCACGCCATGAGTTGCATCTACGTAGAAGGTTTGACCAGGCCCGAGTCCACCGGCAATAGCCTGGTTGAGAGTGTTGATGGTCGCCTGTAACAGTGCGCCACCGCTTTGACTGATTCGTGACATTTGTGCTTCTCCTTTAAGCGAGTGAGGTAGTCCGCTTTTTCCATTCCACCTTCGAGAAATCGGTGCGACCAATCACAGGTTCGCTTCAACCTATAAGTCGCTGATTGATCTCTGAAGATTGGTTGGTGTGCGGGTTGGTGCTAGAAAGCCATTCCTAAACGGGCTGCGATCGCGTTCTGTGGAGCTGAAGCCGGCATCGGTGTTGGCTGCGGCATTTGCATTCCACCGAACTGCGGACGCGGCTGAAATACAGGGAATTTTGGCGCACCCATGCGGGCCGGCATCGAGAGAGAGAATGGTTGAGCTGGCATGGCAGGACGCGCCGGGAGCGCCGATACTGCTGGCCCTCCAAAGCGGGTAGCGAAATAGTTTTGTGGAGGTAACATTCTTATCCCCAAGCGGAGTGACGGCGTTTTGGAGCGTTGGCCGGCTGTATAGTCTTCCGTGCTACTGGCATCGCAAAGGTAAGAGCTAGCGCGTCTCCGTCATCCGGTGAAGCGGAATCCATCCCGGCTTTTTGCAGGCGCTTTTTCATTAGTTCTTTCGGCTCTAACTTGATGCGTTGTTCGCGGTCATACATCAACATCGGTTTTTGCAGGTCGGTTGAAAGCTCCTGGTCTTTATCGATCGCGCCGCCATCGCGCAGCCAGTTTTTCATCTGCCCCCACATCTCATCCCGGCGCAGTGCGTAGAACTGACTCTGTAGCGCCTGGTCGCCGAAGTTCACACCCATCACATTCTTGAAGCCGAGGTTGAGAAGGCCTGCGAGAATTGCGCCGGCATTTCCACCAACGCCAGAGTTATCGAGAAACATCATCTGAATAGGCTGGCCGTTGTATTTGTTGCGCAGAATGTCGGCCAGGCGTTCACGCACTACTGCTGGGTTGCCAGTGAATTTGCCGCGAATCTTGATCGGTGCGATCGAACGCGCGTCGAGGCCGCGACGAAAGCGAATGACTGTGTCATCCGATCCGCCCCATGAAAGATCGACGCCGGCAATCAGCGGCTCATCCGCAAAAGGAGTAGGCCGCGACTGCGCAGCTCGTACCAAATCGAGAGGAATAAACTTGCCTTCGCCGGCGAGAGGATAAAGCCCCAACCAGCGCACACGCACGTGATCGGATTCTTCGCCGTAGAGCGCGATGTCTTCGTTGATTTCTTCGACGTTCGTGCCTTCGACCGTGCGTGAGTCAATCACTTCCGGATGCCAGCGATGCTTCTGGCTGCCGAAAACCGCGTCGTAGAAATATCCTTCCGATCGTGTGCATTGACTGGCAGCGAGCCAAATAATTTCTGTGCCGGCATCGGACATCGCGCCTTCCTGTGTCTTCCAAATGATGTCGGGGATGCCAGAGGCTTCGTCGTAAATGATGATCAGGCGCTTGCCTTTGTTGTGGGCGCCGGCGGAAGCCTGCGGATTTTCTTCCGACCAGGTGTTGAAGTCGCCGCGCCAGGTGGTTTCGTGGCCGGCCTCATTCACCTTGATCGAAGTCACGTTGACTTCAAAAAGTTCGGCGTTCGCTCCGAGGCGTATCCACTTCGCAACTTCCGGCTGAGTTTTGGTTTTGAGCTGGTCGCCGGTCCCAGCCATGATGATCACTTTGCAATCTTCAAAGGTGGACAATCCCCAGTGAATGATCCAGGCGATCTCGGCGGATTTTCCGATGCCGTGACCCGAGCTGATAGCTTTTCGAAATGGTTTGTAGCGCGTTTCTGGATTTTGCAGGTGATCGCGGATCTCGGTGAGTAGTTTTACCTGGTGCTTGCGTGGTCCTGTTTCTCCATACAACTCGCCCTTGCCCCACGCATAGTTGCAGAGCACAAACCCAAGCGGGTCGTAGTTGAACTCGGCCAACTCTTTCTGGATTTCAGCCAGCGGGTTAATTGCGACTGCGCTCATATTCCTGTTTTCTGTGACGAACTTCGCGGATTATTTCTGCCATCGACACGTTCACGTTCATCTCAAGAGGTTTGTCGTGCACGTGATTAATCGTCTGATGGGCTTTGCCGTCGGCTTTGTCGTAGAGGTAACGCCGACAGTCAAACGCGATCGCGGTGTTGGTTGAGTCCCAGAATCTTCGCCAGCCGGCTATCTCGATCGAATCGCCTTCTTTTTCCGGCAGGGAATTAAGCGCTGCTATCAGCTCGCCAGCTCGTAAGTGGCCTCGTACTCCGCGTGCATCGATCTGTTCTGGCGGTGCTGCGGCAACGCTCTCACGCGGTTTTCGACCAGAGCCTTTACGTGCGCCGCCGCGTTTCTTTTTCGGTGCGGGACTCAGGTTTGAAAACTCTCATTTGAATCAAACTTTTTCAAAGAATTCAAACCCTTTTCAAGCGCTTTGTAGCGGCTGGCGACGAATAATCAACGAGTTACAAGCGCTGCGGCCTAAGATCACGCGAAAATCAACTTGAAAAAACTCGTTTATTCTCAGCAATTTGTTTGAAAAAACTTGATTAATTTTGATTTCGCCGGCGCATTTGCGCGGCTTCGAGCAAAAAACTGGCTGTAAGTTGTTGATGTTTCATCTCAGGTGATATGAAACACGCGTTTTTAGGCTGATTTTTGCTGTCTCCAGAGAGTGGTGCGGCTGGGACCTAGTTTCGGGTCTATTTTGCGCCCTGGACGACGGCCTTTCGCCCGAGCAGCTTTCAACCCGGCGCGAATCCGCTCGGCAATCACATCGCGTTCGAATTCAGCAAAAACGCCCAACATGCCAAAGAAGGCCTTGCCCATCGGGGTCGATAGGTCAAAGCCTTCTTTGATGCTGATGAAACAGATTTTCGCATCGCGTAGTTCCGCGATCGCGTTTTGCAGGTGTTGCAGTGAGCGGCCAAAGCGATCGAGCCGCCAGACGACCACCGCTTCTATGTCCCTCAACCCCTGCTTTGCATCTTTCATCAGCCGATTAAGATTGGGACGTGATGCTTTTGCGCCTGAAACTCCACGGTCTACGTATTCGGCGGTAACTTTATGGCCCTGCTTTTCCGCCCAGCTCCGCATCTCGCCGAGCTGGACTTCGGGATCTTGCTTGACTGTCGCGCCGACTTTCGAGACGCGGGCGTAGAGAGCGATCTTCAAACTGTCACCCCGGCGATACCTAGAAACACATGCCGCGTTGCTTCCTCACAGCCTTCGCAATTCAAAAGCGGCCGCGCCATCTTGTCTTCCGGGTGCATCCATCCCCACACGCGGACCGCGCCACACTCCACGCAATCCCAAAGCTGCAAGCCAGCTTTGTGCTCCCCGCCACAACTCTGACAGAGAGATTTCGTGCGAAGACTTCTGTCTTCGTGAATCGGATTGGCTAAAGCTGCGCTCATGCGACTGCGTAGGCTTTTCTGAAAGTGAAATTTGGATCGTTGGTCCCGGTCATTGCGCTTGCTGTAACCAGGCTGATTACTTCGAGCGAGACGACGGCCTGCGAACTACAACATTCGCAACCGCCATGAAGATCAAGATCCCCAACGTGATGGCAGTTCCGGCATTCAAACTGTTCTCCGGTCTTCATGCGATCGCCGAGGCCTTGGCCCAGAAACGTGCACGAAGACGTAATCCGGCGCGCATTGCTCTGGTCGTTCTGTTCGTCACCGGGTCCCTGAACTTCGTCCCGCCAGGCTCGATCGTTGGCAATACATTTCCGATCGTGATCGGCTGCGGCTTTGGTCTTCCGCCGAAGTTCAACAGCTCGCGGCAGATGATCCCTTTGCGAAAGTCTTTCGGATCAATCCAGTCCGCCCAACCGAGTGCAATTTGCTGCTCGATGTAGGACAAAGATTTGTGAAGTATGGGCTTATCCACGGACGGATCGGCCCGCCGTGCGAACACAGGAATTCTCATGGGATGACGCGATAGGCAGCACTTTAGCGTGTGCGCGACGCTAGAACAGCTTAGGCAGGGATTACGCTGTGCAGTCTGAAGTCTCAGGGCAGGGAATTGCAAGTTACGAACGGGTGAGAACAACTGAGGGGGAATTCACTTCCGCAGGGTTGTGCGGCAGAGTTTTCGCTCCTGTTTGTCTTTAAGTTTCGATTCATCAAGCCTTTGCCACTGCAAATTGGAAACGGAATCCGGTCCGCCAGCGCAGAGAGGAACGATGTGGTCTTTCACGTAGCCAGGGCATGGACCTGTTCTTTTTCCAGTTGAGGGACATGGGTGAAGTTGCTGGAAGTCGTGAAGGACTTTGTGTGAGCGGTGAATGGGTTGGGCGGCGCAAATCGCTCCCAACAACGATAGCAACCAGATTAGACGATGCATTATTGCGATGTCACCACAGGTTTGGCTTTCGTCTCATTCAGCGCTTGTCTCAACGCTCCCGCTGACTCATCCACTTTCGCTAATAGCGTATTCGCCATCTCATCAACACGACTATTTCCAACCACCATGACCCAGTGATTGAGAAGAAGATCGCCGCTCTTTCCAGAGCGCACAGTGAGCACAATGGAAAGCGCGGAAGCATGCTTCTCCGAAGTTGAAGTACTCACCATGCTGAGGGTTAGACCGTCACCATATGAGCCGTCAACTAAAACATAACTCGCTGATTTTCTCAGTTGCTCCTTAAACGCAAAAGCGAATCGACTCCCAATTAGGTCATCACTTTCGATTGTGGAATCAACATAGATCTTTTGAGCAGAAGCAATTCCAGTCCCCAAAACTAACAATAGTAAAACCAGTAGCTTTCTCACGACGCACCTCTGCCCGTCAATCTAGCTGGCAAGCTGGGCAAAAGCTAGACACGAAGGGCTGATTACTGTCTCGGTACTTTGGATTTGTTTCGACGAGCTTTCTTTGTTCGATTGATTGCAGCAGCTTTAGCAGCTTTTTTGGCGAGTTTGTGACGCTCCTCTGGAGTCATAGAGTTAGCGCGTGCCAACCCTCCCAACCGAGCCAGTTCCCGATGATCCATACCCAAAAGTAACACCTTGCTGGCTAGCTTGTAAATTGATGAAAAAGAGTCGGGAAACCCTCTTAAAAACTGGCGCAAAATGTCCTTGACAGCTAGCTAGCTAGCTGAAACAATAGATACTGTTAAAGCTAGTCGGCCCGCCAGAGTGCAGCAACACTCAAAACGGGCCTAACCTCACACCCTACATAGGAGGGCATGTGGCTCACACCACTCTATCAGTACCCGACCGCACAGATTTTCCACAGAACTTCGCAACCATCATCGACCGCAAAATCCAACCGCTTTTTGACCTGGTTGACTCGGTCTACACGAAATATTTCCCAACCAAAGCGGAGGTGAAGTAATGGCTACCGCAACTGTGGAAGCTGTCGAACTTGTCGCACCAGCTCCGGTAGCTCTGGCAATTCAACGCACACCGGAAATCGTGCTTGCGGAAGCAACCAAAGCCGCGAAAGCTCTGGCCGATGTCATTGATTCTCGTCCTAACAAACTGGTCATCAACAATAAAACTTTCTTGCAGTTTGAGGACTGGCAAACGCTTGGACGCTTTTACGGAGTCACCGTCGCCGCACGCACTGCCACTTACGTCGAATTTGGGCGGACGCAGGGCTTTGAAGCGTCCGCAGAAGCCATCCTGGTGAGCACTGGCCAGGTCATCAGCTCGGCCAGCGCTATGTGCCTGGATGACGAATCGAAATGGTCGAACAAACCGCTCTATCAATTGAAGTCGATGGCTCAGACCAGAGCTTGCGCAAAAGCACTCCGCAACGTCCTGGCATGGGTCGTAGTTCTCGCCGGGTATTCACCGACACCAGCGGAAGAGATGGACACAGAAACCGCTACAACCCATCGGTCTGTCGGCAACAAGTCCGCTGCGACCTCAAACGGGAAATCCTTGTCACGCACTCGCGTTGACGAAATGCTCGGCGAAATCAAACGCGCTTCGAACCGTGAGCAGTGCCGGAAGATTTTCAAATACGCCTACGCGGAAGCCAGCAAAGCCAACGACAACCACGCGCAGAAAGCCTACATCGACGCCAAAGACGCGAGAATGCGTGAACTCCAATGAGCGCGACCTTCGTTCCCACCATCGTCGATTGCGAACAGCGCACCCCAGAGTGGCGTGCCGTCCGCTGCGGGAAAATCACAGGCACTGGCGCAGCTCGTGTTCTCGCCAAGATCAAAAAGGGCGAGTCCGCGGATCGCCGCCATTACCGCGAAGAACTGATGGCCGAACGGCTCACCAACATTCCCACCGATCACTACGTCTCACGCGAGATGCAGTGGGGAATCGACCAAGAGCCCTTTGCACGTGCGGCCTACGAAGTTGCGTACGACGTGGATGTCGAAACCTGCGGCTTCTTCATCCATCCGAACATCAAGAATTTCGGAGCCTCACCGGATGGCCTGGTTGGCACCGATGGCATGATCCAGGTCAAGTGTCCTAATACCTCCAATCATCTTGCCTGGATGCAGGCAGGCGAGATCCCGCTGGAACATGCGCCGCAGCTTCTCGCGGATCTCGCTTGCTCAGGACGGAAGTGGATCGACTTTGTCAGCTTCGACCCACGCCTACCCGCTCACCTTCAACTTTTCATCCGCCGTTTTTACCGCGACGAAAAACTCATCTCTGCGCTGGAAGCTGAGGTTGTCCAGTTCGACAGAGAAGTCGATGCAGCTATCGGCAAACTCCAACCCGCTCTGCCCGCGCCGCCTGTTCAGCCGCAGCTCACGGAAAGCCCGAAACCTTTTCTCGTACAGAAAGGAACCGACCCCAAACCAACCTACGATGATGTTGATCCACAGACTGGCAAGAAGAAATTTGCGAAGTACGCCGAGTACGAAGCCGAGAAAGATGCCTGGCTTCTGCGCCAGTTCCAAGTCATGCTCGACCGCGCCTTGACAGTGCCGAAAGGTACGGTCCTGCAATGAACGGCGTCTGCGAGCAACCGCTTTTTGTGACCCCCCGTCGCAAAAGACCCTGTCCCAACCTGATCTTCGCAGAGTGTGAGATCTGCAAGATCGGGTTGTGCTGGGCACACACTTACACTTGTGAACAATGCCGGAAAACTTTCTGCCGGGAGTGCATGCAGGAGCATCCCCACAGGAAAGAGTTACAAAAGGTGACGCTGGCCGAGCTGCACAACATACTGAAAGCCTGGCCAGCTTAAGGGAGGATTTATGCCGTGCATGTGTGGTGATCCGTACTGCCCTAGCTGCGGCCCAGCTCAAGGGAACCATCGCTGCTTAGTTTGCGGACGTTGGACGCTCGACGGCAGCTGCAAAAACAAGAAGAAATGCCGAGCAGAAAATGAGCGTCTGGCGAAGCTGGAATATGAAGCGTTGGATGCTGAGTATCGAGCCGAGCAGGAATATGAAGCCGCCCAACGCGCCGAAGTCCAACAAAAATCATGATCCGCCGCCGTCCAATCTCCCGCTTCCGCGTCTACCCGGAAAAATCCATGCGTTACGAAACCATTCTGGGTGGCGCGGGTCTACAAGAATTCAGCCGGGGAAGTCACACGAGAAGTGTGCCAGGAGAACGCCGCAGGGTACCGCGAATACACGCGCAGAGTCGGAGTGATGGTACAGCGGCAGAACTTCCGCTGTTGCCTATGCAATCGTCGCCTGAGCGCAAAGAACGCAACCTTTGAGCACCAACGCAGGCGCGGCATGGGAGCTGCGTTCCGGGATGACAGAATCGAATTGAAAGATGGAACGTGGGTCAACGGAGCGGCGCACTGGATTTGCAATAGGGAACGCGGTTAAGCAGCTTTTCGAGAAGGTGTTTGCCATCAACACATTCGCGGACAAAATGCCATCCCGCCATTTTGAAGCAATATCCCGGATTCGGCGATTTGATCTCAGCGGGGTCAACGTAAGTAAAAAAGCGATCCGTGCTCCAACGCTGCAAAGCCCATTCCTCGGCTTCCAAAATAATCTGCGAGCTGCAACGTCCTGAGTTTTGGTTCCGAAAAATGCTGCAATAGATTCCACTCTCGCCATCGGCGCGAAAGCCTTGTTTCACCCAGCCAAATAAAATTCGGCCCTGTGCATCGCGCAAGACAAGCGTTTCGCCGGGCGGCATGAACTGTGGAGAACCGGGAGTTTGCCGGGAATAGTGGCTATCGGAAAATGCCGCCATCTCAGGATCGTACTTGTGAGTTGGAATGAGATCAGCGAACGGAAGCATCCGGTTTCTCCACCTGGTACGGCGTGTAGTTGGGGTTGCCCTCGTTCAGACGGTTCATAAAAGCGAACAGCCGTCCCTTTTGAAAGAGATTCAGCCCGGTGAACGCGCCGATCGCAATCAAGATGAGTTCGTAATCTTCCCGGCTCATGGTGAGCACGACTTGGCCGTTCTCCTCGCGGTAGCTCATGATTTTGCCTTCGGTTGCGGTATGACTTCCTGTCCGCTGCGCTTTCCGGTTTGTTCGCGGCGAAAATTGCGGAAGTCCACAAGAATGTGAGCGGCAACGTTCTCATCCACTCCCATTCTCGTTTTTGCAAAGTGGACAATGAATGCATCCTGCTCGGCAGCTTCCGCGGCTTCCAGCATTGCCAGTGCATGAGCGCGTGCCATCTCTGGACTCTGTTGGGCGATCACTTTGTCGCCGAGAATGAGTTGAATGAATGGCTCACCAGCTCGGTTCACGCCGGATTGGTGCCACAGTGGAAACTCTTTTTCAGGTTCGCTCACGGCCAACCCTCCTTCCAAATTTTCTGCCGCTCCTGCTTCACAGCTTCTTCGGCATGAATCCAAAAATTGTCGGCGTTCATTTTTCCAGCTTCGTAGCCGTCTTTCAGTCCTTTATCCATCCCTGCGGCATAGCCGCGCTTCCAGCCGCGCTCATGGAAGTAGACGGCGCAGAAAACGCCGATTGCGATCGCACCGAAGATTTCCGCCAGTAGCCTCATATTCCCAGCCTCATCTGCTCCGCGATCTGCGGAACCTTCTCGGGATGGCGTTTCTTCCACTGCTCGTAGGCTTTCTGATGAAAACGGCAGAGGTGCTTCTGCGGCGCAACTTCCTTCGCGCATTTGTCGCAAATTGGCCCGTCACAAGTGCCGGATGGTTTGTAGGGCATTCTCCAATCGCAGAGGAAGTCTGCAATACGACCGCACTCACAATATTTCGGATTGTGCTTGGCCGCGCAGTTGATATGCACGCTGGTTCCGTCCGGAAGTCGCATCCAGTAAGACATCAGGCGAACAACCTCTCTTGCTTCGGAGCTTCCGGCTTAGGCCGGACAGCGAAATTCTTGGAAATTGCTTCCAAGCGTTTAATGCAATCGAGACACGGCCCTTTGCGGCCATCGTCTACCCGGTGGAAGGTGCGCTTCTGGCACTTCTTGCACCAGGCGTGAACTTCGATGGTGTTTTTGGTGTAGTGCTCCTTCATGCCTTTGGCCTCCGTCTCCCGCGAATCGCATTCGCGGCCTCGGTCTGAATATTCTCGTAAGCCAGTTCCAGCGCCTCTTTATAAAGCAAGCCGTATAGACGCTCCGAGTCGCGGCGCAATTGATCTAGGGACTGATAGCCCTTGGCGATCTTCTGAAGCACCAGAAAATATTCCAGCTCGTGGCTCATTTGCGAATCTCCTCGGCCAGCTCCTGCAACCAGAACTGAAAATCGGTCGCATCCAAAACTCTCGCCCCGGTTTTTAACTGAGCGACGGCGACATGCACGGCAAGGTATTCGAGAGAGCCGGCAATGATGATTTTGTCGGCGGGATCGGCTTCTTCGAAGGGGGACATAACGAGCTTCGCATTCGAGTAGTTGACTTCGCCGTTTTTATAGACCGCGATTTCTTCTTTCACTGCGTGGCTGGGCTCGTACTTCGGATACTTTCGACGTAGAGCAATAATCACTGGCCGGATGAGCGGGTAGGTCTCGTGATCGGCTACGATTGCGGCTTGCGCGATCGCTGATAGAAACCCTCCGGCTTCGGTGTGGGCTTTCGACAGCCATTCGAGCATTTCCGGATCGTCGTTTTGGGCAACCAGGTGGGTCGTAGTAGTGCTCATGCAACTTTCTCCAGCGGCCTCGTCGGTTTCGGTACTACGCGGCATTTGCGGCAATCACATTCAACCTTTGGAGCATCGGCGCGATGTCCGCAGATTTCGCAGTAGAGCTTGCCAGTGTCATTCTTTCGACGCTCATAAGGCTCCGAACACCATGCACAGGTAAGTTTCACTTTCATTTCGATCACGCTCCTTTCGGGTAGTGGACCTGGCGTCCCATCTTCGCCAGTTTTTCTGCGGCCAAACGAAGAACGGATGACTCCGTTCCGAAGTAGTGCGTCATGACGGAAAAACTTTCTCCATCGTGGAGTGTCACCTTCCAGTGCGCCCGATCCGAGCGATAGAACTGGAATTCGATTCCGGCAATGCCGAGCGCTTGCTGCAAGAGTTTGTTCTTTTTGTCTACTCGCATGCTTTTTCTCCACTCGTTTCCAGGCGGACTCGACAAGGATCGCGGTCACAATGCCGAGTCCTAACCCGGTCATCCACAGCGCTTTGAGAAGCGCCAGCAGAAACCAACCAAAATCGCTCATGGCCTGCGCCTCCACGGCCAGCGCAATGTCATCCCGGTGAAGTGAACGATGAGCAACAAGACACCGACGCAGGCGAATCCGATCACACGCGGCGGAACCAAAGCCGCGATCGCAATTCCGCCAATGATTCCGGGCGACAGCATCAGCAAACCGCGAAAGAAACCGAACAGGTGATCTGTCATGCAGCCTCCGAAGTAGCACGCGAGAACGGCAAAAAGATTTCATCCTCACACCCAAGACACACAGCAATGCGCCCGGATTCGATCTCGTAGATCGAGATCACGAGCTGGGGACCGCCACAGTTCGCACACCAGCGCATGTCCTGGTAGAGGAAGGGCTCGATCGGAATAGGCCGGGGATCAAGCAACGGCGTTTACCTCTTTGACGTTGACCTTCATCCCCGGCACAGCCTGGTAGCCGTCGCCTTCTTTTGTGAGAAAACCGAGTTCCGCCAACTTCGCAAACGCCTCGGAGACACGCGGAGCCATTGTGCTTTTGCCGCGCCTGCCCAATTCGTTGACGACGGCTTGGTTTCCTTTCGGAGAATCAAAGAAGCCTTCGGTCAAAAGCAAAGCGATCCTTCCCACCAGCGTCGAATCATCGGCCTTAATTGAATAGCGCCGCACGGTGAGGTCAATTTCCGGAACGCCTTTCGCGAGAGCCATCAAGGGAGCTTCGTCGCTGTTCTTCGGTGAGGGCTTCAAGGTTGGCTCCGTTGTCCGTTCGATGCCGCGCAAAACCGTTTTGCGCTCCAGCTCGCCGATTCGGGCTTTCAGTTCGGAAATCTCTTGCTGCGCTTCTTCGTAGGCTGCTTTGTAGTCCACGTTCTCCTCCTCTGACTTTATTGACTTAGGCGGAGCAAAATCTTCGACACGAGAATTGCCGCGCGAAATTTGCGCCGCATCGTACTCCGACATCCAAACGGGCTGCACGTAGACTTTCTTTACGTGTTCACCCCAACAAACAAAAAACTGCCCGAGGCGAAGCGTGGGAATATCGCCCTGCTTCGGACGTTTGATCCCTTTCGGAATCGAATTCAGCGCCCGCTCGACTTCGTTGGCTTCGCGCTGCACACCCAGCAGCCACACAGCGGCCGCGCGAAGGATTTCTTTGTCCACTCCCGCGATGTCTTGAGAGTCAATCCACACATAGTTCTTCAACCCTGCGCCTTCGCGGGCGATCTTGCGGACTTCGAGTTTTACCGGAGTGTTGCGGCCTTGCGGAGCGAACTTCCACGCCTCGGGCAAAATCGTGATGACTTCGTTCTCCTGTTCATGCACCCAGCGCATCGAGGAAGAAACGATCAGCATTTGCAGCTCGTCGGGATAGCTGCGGAGATCCATCACATTCAACCCGGGCTGCAACTCGATCTTTCCGGTTTTTGGTAAGCGCTGAATCAGTGGAACTACGCGGTCCAGATATTCGCCGAGCAGCATGTAGATGTCGGCGTCCATCGAGCGCTTTGATTTCTCCATCAACTGCGTCACATTCCGCCGAACATCGGCGAGTGAGTGAGCGCCCTTACAGGCCCGGACAATCCACGCCCGCTCAAACTTCATGCGTTGCCGCATGATGGCCTCGATCACGCTCTCGATAAATTCCCAGTCGGCGCGTTCTTTGAAGAAGGGAAGTATCTTGCGCCCGGTTTCAAAGCTCTTTTCGCCGCGCTTGGTGATGAAAGCGATCGCCCGCTTTTCACTGCGCGAGATCAGAGCTTCGAGGGTTGTGGTTTTCCCGCTCTCCTGTGTCTGCCCGGTGACACACAAATGGCGGATGGGAATCTTCACTGGCTTGCCGCTGCCGAGTTCAAAACCGAGTTGAATTTCGCTCATAGAGATTTTTTTCTCAAAGCCAGAATCATCACAAGATGCTCAAGGTGCTCAAGGTGCTCACACACAAAAAACATGAGCATCTTGAGCATCTTGACTCTTAAACCACCTACAGCGAGAGACACGTATCGCATCGCCACGGTGAATGCAACAGCCGCGGCCGGGACAGCAAGCGGGTTAGAAACTAGCTGGCGGCGATCGGTCCCTCGTCATATCCCTCCAAAACCCACTCGAAATGTCCGTACTTTCCGCCGACAGTTTTGCGCGATTTCACGCCGAGCTTGACCTTCGCCCTGCGGATCGTCGCCGAGGAAAAGCCGAGGTCTTTGGTCTGCTCAAAAATTTCCGCCGCTGGACGCGGACCGGATTTCAAAATGTCAGAGAGGCACTGCGCGGCATCGTTCATGGCGTCGCGTTCTTCTTCTGCCATGTTGCTGCCGCCGGCGAGATCGTGAGCCGTAACGGAACTTTCTCCGGTCCAGCGAAACTGGCCTTGCGTGATTTCGTAGCCGATCGATTTGCCAAACGGGCCGATGTTTGATTTGGCGTGGACCATCACGTTCTGTTCGTTGTGTTTTCCCGCTTGCAGTTCAGTGCGGGTTGCGCCAGTGAGATCGATCGAGCCGAGTCCGCGATTGATCGGGCTTCCACTGGTCGATTTGGCGAAGTGGCGAAGGATGAGCAGACACACGCCATACTTCTGCGCGAGCATTGCCAATCCGTCGAGCACCGGCCGAGTTTCGTTCGAGCGGTGCATGTCCACTTCGCCGCCCAAAAAAGATTGCAGAGGATCTACCACTAAAAATTTGGCCTTCGTTTGCTTGAGCGCGGATTCAAGCAGGGGAACATCGCTGAGACGCACGCCTTCACGTCGCGCTTTCGGCCCTTCGCCGATGATCGCGCCATTCAGCACATGCAAGCGGCTCGGATCGCCTTCCAGAGTGTCGAAGCGTGGACGCAAGCAATACTCCGGCGAGTTTTCGATCGAGAGGTAGACCACATCGTGGGGAATACACGGTTCGCCGATGAATGGAATCCGCCCTGTAGTGAGTGACGCCGCGAAGGCGAGCGCGAGAAAAGTTTTCCCGCAGCCTGGTTCACCGGAAAGCATGTTGATCATGCCGTACGACAGATACGGTTGCCAGAGCCATGGCACCGGTCTTGCTTCGATCGAGGACAACGGAACCAGATCAGGGCGCCGCGCCAGGTTGCGCGGCGCGTACGGCAACATTTCGCCGTTCAAGTCGTAACCAGCGCGTAACGCGCCGCAGCCAATCTCTAATTTTTCGATCAGCACGTGCGGATCGGTATTCGCGTTCTCGGCTTGGCGCTGAAGTGTCTCCCCTAGTTGACGCAAGCGGCGAAGATGAGACAGGCGGTGCAACTTTTCCACGCGATGGCGAAGATTTCTGACAGGCAGATCGACCGCGCCATAGAGCATGTCCGAAATGTAGGCCAGCGTGTCTCCGACTTCTTTTTCGCCTCTCCATGCCTCGGCCACAATCACCGCGTCATATTGCGTGCCTTCTTCTGTCAGTTTGAGCATGGTGCGGAACAGCGATTGATCGACAGCGCCGCCGAAATCGGAAACTGTTAAATCTCCGAATGACTCCCGCAGAAGCTCCGGCTGCATAAGCAAATTCACCAGGACTTCTTTCTGTGTGCGAAGGTCGTAGAGGGTCGAAGGCGATGCAGCCTGTTCATAACGCCAGAAAGATGGCAGCGGCGGTTGCGCAGGGCTCGACTGGACCGGCTCTTTCTCTAACTCAGCCAACAATGTTCCCTTTCTCTTTCGCCTCGGCATCGATCATGAGTTGCCGGATTTGTTCGTAAAACAAAACTGCCTGGTCCTGCGTGGGGAACATGAGAACTACTCGGTGAATTGGATCGGGATCAAACAAAGTTGTCCCAGCCGGAATTTCGAGAATGGGTCTCAAGCCATACCTTCCGTCTTTGAAGGATTCGGAGTCGAGTGCCGAGACACACTCTCATCACGGCGGGAATTGCCCCCAGCAGGGCTTAGGTTTTCCCGTCCTTTGAGCAGGCATCCGGCACCCAACTCCATTCCCGCTGCGTGAGCTTCGGCCCACAGCCGGACCTCGGCCCAGAACAAACGGGAAAACCCGCATGTGCATTCTTGCTGTGGAGATGGACACGAGTTCGCATGCCCGCGTTCGCGGCATCGCTCACACAGCCTGAGACTTATATCGATCGGGGTATTGCAGAAATGGCCGTCCAGAAAGTTGCGGCAAAGCGTAGAAGCGCTAAGATTTTTTGCGCTGGTTGGAGCGCCCGAATTGAGGTATATTTCCGCCATACGTTGGGTGTGTCTTTCGCAGGCACACTTATCGTTGGTTCACTCCGAACCATCTGCATTGGCCGCGTGAGAGTGACAGCTCTTGCGCGGTTTTATTTTTACGCGGCTGGTTGCGCCGCGCGCACGTCTGCAAGGTTCACCGACTGCACCGGCTTTCTCGGCACGGCAACTCCGGCTTCACACTTCAGGCAACGCCGGTACTTGGCAATCAGTAGATCGGTCTGCGCAAAAGCCAGGTACTCATGGCCGCAGTCCAAATGTTCAATCACGTACACCCCTAAGTGAAGGTCGCGGTCTTCGCGCTCGGGATATTGGAAATACGCCCTCGGGATCCGTTGCATGACGCGATGCAGCGGGAAAGTCGGCATTCTCGCTCCTTGCAGATTGCACACAACCAACAGGAACAGAAAGCTAATCGAGAAACGCAAAACTGCCTTAGGCAACGGCAAGTTCGTTCTCCATTCCGAACAAGGGTAAAGTTTTGTAAAACGCCAGAGATTTGCGAGTACGGACGCTATGGCAGGGCTTCGGACCGCGACGGCGCGAATTTGACATAATACTTGTTCCCTTATCGGACACAGGACGCAAGTCGGCCCGGGTTGGCTCGTTCGGATCGGGAGAGTTCTTAGCCGCCCAACGTGCTTGAGCTGCTTTGCGAGCAGCCTCGGTTCGTTGTTCCGGGGTAAGGTTTCTGGCTCGGCTTAATCCGCCACGCCGTGAGAATTCCTTGATTGTGAGAACGACCGTCGGTTTGGATGCCATAACGACGACTTTTTACAGGAATGCGTACCGGATAGCAAGCAAATTCTTTCTACTCGCTGTGGAAAAGGCACACCTCCCCCGCCAATGATGCAGGGAAACAATCGGTTGACTGGAAAGGTACAGCTAGGCGGGAACCGCTTGCGCGAGACGGTTCTTACGAGCACTAAAGCAGGAATTGCAGAAGACCGGGCGCCCTTGCGTCGGAGTGAATGGAACGGAAGATCGAGAT